TATCATGGCTTTTCACCTATCTATGTCTGCCGTTCTTCGGCCTCGAACCGACGCCGTTGGCGGCGACATGGATAACTCTTTCATACTTTGTATTGTCGCTAGTGCGGTCATACGCACTGCGTCGCGTATTTGCACGACTGGGGGGTTAAGTTGATGAACGATCTAGGCAATGTATCTATTTTTGCCGACAACGATGTCGGCGGTAACGTCATCCTCAAAGTAGGCGACGGACTAAAACTGTCCGTCCATTGGAAAGTAGCCAACGGCCTCATCCCAATGGTATACGCCGCCTGCCGCGCTGCCGAAGATGAGGAAAAGACATGTGGAAAGTAGTTGCCCTTAAATCGCCACGAAACGGCTATCACTGGATAGCCCAAGGCGTCAAAGATGATAGCGACTTCTTACGATTAGCTAACTCTCGCAAAATCATCCAGAGATACATAGACGAAGCCAGAAAAGAAAACATCTGGCTCTTCCACCGAAAAAAAGCAAACCAGCCCCATACTTGGGAACTCGTTTGGAAATGGCGAAGGACCAAAAGCAAAAAACATGCAGATTGACCCACGCAACACGGACACTTGGCCTACTCAGGCCAAGCTCCGCCGACAACTGGAGATCGAAGCTAGCGATGCCGATTGGAATGGCGACGCAGCACGGGCCGCGGTACTCAGGTCGCGGCTCACGGCCCTCGATCCAAAACTAGATCACGAACTGGTCGTGCCGTTCTGATGGAAGATACCTACCTATTCCCCGCCGAACGGCGCGAAATCATATTTAATTTCGTGTCCAAATATTATGACGTGCCCCTCGAAGATATCGTCCAACGCAAAAACCGCCGGGAACGACGCGAAGCCGTCCACGCCCGGTGGGTCGTCATGGGCGTCATGCATAAACACATGGGTTACTCCGCAGCCCAAATCGCACGATTCGTCGGATGCAACCACACCACCGTCCTTCGATCCCTCAAAAAGATAAAAGACATCGACTCCTTCCAACGGGTCATCGATCTGACTGCGCGGACCACGGGCCGGAGCTAAAGTGCGTCAACTTGTCGCACCCCTCAAAACTCGATAAAAATAAAACTTCCTTATTTATCAATGACTTATGAGACTTATCCACATTTAGCTATATACGATTTATCCCATATCTGGTAGACTTTTTTCGTGTTCGAGGGAGACCTCGAACATAGAACGCTATTGGACATTGTGAATCGAACGACTGTTTAGGTGAGCCGTGAGCCTTCAACGGGAAGGTATTACTATGAAATTAAAATTACGGCCCATCAAAGATGGGAAAGACAAAAACCGATATTGCGGGCCATCCGTGATTTCGGCTTTAACCAGCCTAACAACCGGGGAAGCCGCACGGCTGATCCGGCTGCAAAGCAACGGTCGAGTGACCCGGGTTAAGGGAACGTATTCGGGACAGGTGGTTCGAGCCCTCAAAGCTTGTAACATCCAAAGCAAATATTTCCACAAACCGGGTTTTCGATACAAATCGACTTTAGCCGCTTGGCTCAAAGCAACGAAAGAAGATCGAACCGAAGGTCGGGTCTTCCTAGTTGCAGCGGGAAACCACTGGCAGCTAGTTAGTGGACGACGTTACACTTGTGGTCGCATTCGAGACATCGTCTCGATCAGGGACAAACGGGTGAAACGCCGGGCGCGGGTATCAGATGTTTGGGAACTTGTCTCCGACAACGTAACCAGACCAGAGCTCGATGTCTCAAAACCAAAAGACCCAAACGCCGCCGCTAGGTCCAAAGCCTATCGACTAGCCAAGAAAATTGGCGCAGACCTCGATACGCAGTTTATACGGACATACGGTGACGTGTTTGTTTACCCTCCATCATCAATCAAGGATGAGGACGATCCATACTGCGAGCACAACGTGTATGAATGGTCCGAGGCCGTTGAGATGTTGGAAACGTATCAGAAAATATTAAACAAATAACATAAACCGCGGCTCACGGTTCGCCTAAACAGTCTTTAAAGTAACAAATTTACTATATAGGGAGAAAATTAAAAAAAATATTTTTAGGTAAAATATAGGCGTAACTGATGTAACTAACGTAACCACTCTCTGTAACCGTTGATATACAAGGGATACAGAGATTTTTAATGGTTACATAAGAGGTAACTTATTTGTTTTTACAGGTGTAACCTTTAATACAAAAATCAAAATCGGCCTTACTAAGGCTAAAAAATATTTTTTCTGAAAACTAATTTTCTTCCTATATAGGTAGAAACCGTGTTATTTAGAGGGTCTAAGTAGACCTTTTTAACGGAGCAAATGTATGCCACGGGCAAAAGCACTCCCGAAGAGCGAAACGCGCGGGAGAAAGAAGATAACCGCAACCCAACCTCTGACCCGGAAACAGGAGCTTTTTGTAAAAGAGCTTGTCTCTAAAGACGGGCAGATAACCCTGAGAGAAGCCGCGATCAACGCGGGCTATGCCGCGGGGTCGGCGCACTCTAGGGCGTATGAGCTAACCAATCCTCATATGTCCCCTCACGTCGTGGCCGCTATCCAAGCCTACAGGCGGGAGCTCGATGAGAAGTACGGGGTTACTTACCAACGCCACATGCGCGATCTGCAATTGATCCGTGATATAGCTTTGGAGAACGGGGCGTATTCTGCCGCTGTTCAGGCAGAGTATAGGCGAGGCCAAGCTCAAGGCGACATCTATGTCAGCAAATCAGAAATCCGACACGGCTCTATCGATAGCATGTCGAAAGAAGACGTTTTGAAAGCTCTAGAAGAGATAAAGAACAGCTATGCCCCGATTACAATCGACATCACCCCCGAAGAAAAAGATGAAAACACCTCCAATCGCAACAAGGCGCGAAGCAGGCTTTTACAAACAGGTGAAGGAAGCAGCGCAGCGGACCAAGAGGAAATTATTGCTGACGCGGATTGAGAACTGGGTGGGTGCAGGTATTCCCGATCTAATGATCTGCGATGAAGACGGAAACTTTCATTTTGTCGAATTGAAATACCTGACGGGCAACGCAGTGACTTTGCAGCCTTCTCAAGTAGCGTGGCTCTCAAGGCATGGTCATGCCAGTTGTTGGATACTGATAAAGAAACAAACCAAACCCACTGAGCCGTCAGAGTGTTTTTTGTTTCCGGCCAATGCTGCCGTCGATCTAAAGATGGACGGGCTGGAAGCAGTCGAGCCTGTTTTTCGATGTGAACAACCATTTCAATGGGATGTTATTTTTGACTTGATATGCCCCACATAATCGCATAATGTCCCAGCATCGTTGTTTAATACGGGAGTAAAATCTATGGGTTATAATTTCTCGAAGCAGACTCAAGTCGTTTACGAGGTTGAAATTGATGAACCGCTATTGAGTCCAGTTGCAAACCCAGTTGCATACGAAGCACAATTAGAGAAAAGATATAGGTTTGTTTGGTTGTCTGGGTTGTGGAAGCCCCAAGCCATTAAGAACTGGGTTAAGTTTAGAAACGAAAAAATTAAAAATTTAAAAGCTAATCACGTCTACTTTAATACCTCAAAGGGCGGATGCGAGGCTGTTCCTTTGGATTTAGAAGGGGCTGTTTAATGTTTTTGTTATCTTTAATAGCCCGCCTTATTCACGGACCTGATTGGGAAAGACACGCTAGGCGAGGGCGACGCCGCCGCCGATAACTAACTAAGGCCCCGCCTAGTGCGGGGTTTTTTTTTGGTCTCTTAAAATTTTTAAAATTTCCGCTTGCAGTATATATTAAAATATACGATAAACCTCATAGGTCTTTTTTAATAGGCGCTGACCTAGCCTAAAACCTATGGGAAAATTAATCATGGTACATTCAATCGAAGACAGTAAAAACACCTTGACCCGCCTCTTAGAGAAGGTCCGCGATGATGCCGCCCGAAAGGTTGACTACATTGCACCAAGCAACCACTTGCAAAAAGTCACCACCGAAGAAGGCAAACCTCGCATTATTTTAGAGGCTTGCGCGGGCAAACCTACCGAGATTTTAGATATCAACGAAGTAGCCTTCGGTCAGATAGCCGCTCACGCCGGGATTGATGTTAGAACGGCCCGTCGCCTGCAAGCTAATTACTCGCGGCAGTTTGATGATTTGGTTAATGCGATCTGGCGGAAAGAAACATCCGTCCGGATGCTTCGCACGTATGATAGCCTTGACGGCTTGGGGACATTGCGGGCGTTTGTTTCCGATAAGTTTAAGACGTTTGATCACGTTAACTTGCTTAATTCCGCATTGCCCCAATTAATGGATAACCCGGCTCAGTTTCAGGTTGTTAACGCCACTGTCACGGATAAGCGCTTGTATCTGCGTTTAAAGTCGTTGGTTCAAACCGGGCAGGGCGCTAGCGTTGGCGATATTATGGCTAATGGCATTGGCTTGCAAAATTCGGAAGTCGGCGCGGGCTCTATCATGGTTTACCAAGTAAGTTGGACGCTAGCATGTTCAAATGGCCTACAAACCCAAAATCAAACCCGCTCAAGTCATATCACTAGCGGGCGCGATAGCGACGACTGGGGCTTGTTATCGGATCAGGCTAAAGATGCGGATAACCGGGCGCTTGAATTGAAAATCCGTGACCTTGTCGGGGTTTATTCTAGCCGTGAAGCTTTCGACGGCGTGCTTGAAAGTATGCGGGCCGCCGCCGCCGACGTAGTGGACCCCGCCGCCGACAAGGCCGCCGTCGTTGATAACTTGGGCGCGGTTATGAAGTTAACCAAAAAAGAAACGTCAGATGTTCTAAATGGTTTACTTGATACCATCGGCCAGTCGGGATATGAGCGCGAAAAACCGCTTTCTCGAGCTACCCTTATTAATGCAATGACGGCGGTAGCTCACAAGGCCGACGCCGACGATGTGGACACGTGGCAGCGCCGGGGCGGCGAGCTGTTAAACTTGCGCCGCGCCGACTGGCAGCGCATCGCCGCATAAAATAAACCCTACACCTTCCCCTAACTTGCCCCGCCCTAACCCGGCGGGGTTTTTTTTTGTTTGCATTGGATGGGATTGTATGCGAGTAAAGAAAACTTTTAAAATTTTCTATGGGAAGGTTTAACCAATGAGCAACTATTTCTTGACTGTAAAAAGTAAAAACAAAAAGACCGGACCTATTCCGGTATCCACCACGTCGGCGGATACGTGCCCCGACGCTTGCCCCTTCAAATCCAATGGATGCTATGCGGACGGCTACCCCTTAAAGGGGCGTTGGGATGAGGTGACCCGGGGCGAGCGCGGCGGAAGCTTTAAAGCTTTTTTGGCGCAAATTGCGGCGCTGCCGGAAGGCCAATTGTGGCGGCATAATCAAGCGGGCGATCTACCGGGCGACGGCGTTAACATAAACCCCGACGATATGCGCGAGCTTGTATCTTCTAACTCTGGCAAGGCCGGGTTTACTTTTACTCACTATGAACCACACGTTGGCCATAACGCGGAAATTATCGCCGATGCTAACCGGGGCGGTTTTACTGTTAACCTATCGGCTAATACCCTAGCCCATGCCGACGAATTAGCCGCGTTGGATATTGGACCCGTTGCCGCCGTCTTACCCGCCGATTTTAACGGGCGCAAAACTACCACGCCGCAAGGCCGCCTCGTAGCGCAATGCCCCGCCACATATAAAGACACCTCTTGTAAAGAATGCGGTTTATGCGCCAAGGCTAACCGGAAGGTTATTGTCGGCTTCCCGGCGCATGGGAATAACAAGCGGAAAGCTTCCGCCGTCGCAGCTCAATAGAAAGGATTTTTTGGTATGTTTAAGACTAATTCCAAGCGCCGCCGTTTTTTAAAATGGCAAGCTCGCGTCAATCGTCACGTATCGTTGGAAACGTTCCAACGATATGAGGCCTACGTTATCCGATGCAGCGATAACGGCGGCTATCCCATAGAACTTAAAGACTGGTTAGAGTGGGGCAATACCGCCGACGATTAACCCGCCCCTCATAAACCCCTGAATTGCCCCGCCTCGTGCGGGGCTTTTCATTTATGCGATTATATGAGATAAAAACCTATAACTAACTATGGGAAGGATTAAAAATGGATTACTTAACCAAAAAAGACCGTAGCATTATGCAAGGCGCGGATTTTGAATTAACCCGCCGCCAACGTCAGCGCCGGGATTTTCTTAATTGGCACGCCATGGACGAAAAACTATCCAATGTTCCTTTTGGGGTTTTTGTTTTAGCGGCATTTTTAATCGTATTTTTGGGGGCTATCTAATGAACAACGAAAGACGAAAAAAGTTAAAATGGCTAGGCGCTCAAATTGATGAGCTCGCCGTTCTTGTCGAAGAAATCCGCGATGCGGAACAAGAGGCTTTCGACAATATGCCGGAAAGCTTCCAAGACGGCGATCGGGGCGATGCCGCGCAACAAGCCATAGACTATCTAGATACTGCGATTGACTACTTAGCCACGGCAGTTGCGGAAATGGAAAGCGCCGCCGAATAGCGCGTCACTGATCGCTTATCTCGCCCGCTAGGCTAACTACCTAGCGGGTTTTTTTTATGCGCGCCTAGACCCCATTTAAATCGATTTAAAAGCAGTTAATGCTGCCCCGCCCCGCCGCCCCCGCACCTTCTCAAACTTACCGCGCAACATTTTCACCGGCCCGTGATCCGTGGTTGCCGGGCGATCAATCATGAGCCCCGGCCCGTGAGCCGTGAGCACCGGGCGATTGGAATCGGAATCGGAATCTAAAAACCCGGGCACCGGACCGCGGTCCGCGGACCATGGCTAGGGGCCCCGGGCTATCGGGTCAAATGGCCGGAAATGTTGGGAAAATCGACAAAATCCACGAAAATCGACCCTAGCGGTTGAGTGCGGGGGCAAGGGCCATGTTTTTCACAAACAATACTGCAAAAAATGATATGGTTGTTTCACGTGAAACATTGCTTATTTTTTGATAAAATGCTTATTATCGTTAACTGACTAAAAATTAGGCATATTTATTGAAATATTATTTCAATTTAGGGGCCCCCGATGGATGTTTCTGATCAAGAACTAAAGCTTCGTTTACGGCTTGCCCAAATCGAGAAGAATGAAGCTTGTCAGAATGATTTTTTGACGTTTGTAAAATCCATGTGGCCGGAGTTTATTGCGGGCCGACACCACAAAATTATTGCTGAAAAGTTGGAAAGGGTCGCAAAAGGCGACTTAAAGCGCCTGATCATCAACATGGCCCCGCGTCATACGAAGTCAGAGTTCGCTTCGTTCTTGTTTCCCGCTTGGATGATGGGTAAAAACCCGCGCATGAAGATCATTCAGGCTACTCACACAACGGAGCTAGCCGTCAACTTTGGTCGTAAAACGAAAAACCTTTTGGATAGCGACGAGTTCAAGGAGGTCTTTCCAAATGTTAAACTGGCTGCGGATAGTAAAGCTTCTGGTCGCTGGGACACTTCTTCTGGCGGCATGTACTATGCCGTCGGAGTTGGGTCAAACCTCGCGGGTCGTGGTGGTGACTTGGTAATTATTGATGACCCGCACTCTGAACAAACAGCTATGTCAGCGAACGGGTTTGATGATGCTTGGGATTGGTACACCGGGGGCCCCCGACAGAGGCTCCAGCCGGGGGGCTCGATAGTTCTGGTACAGACCCGGTGGTCTGAAAAGGACATGACAGGCCAGCTTTTGAAGGCGATGGCTAAAGACCCCCTAGCGGATCAGTGGGAAGTTGTGGAACTCCCTGCGATTTTTGATGACGGCACTCCGTGTTGGCCAGAGTTCTGGAGCATTGAGGATCTGACCGCGGTCCGCGCATCTATACCTCCCAGCAAATGGAACGCGCAGTATCAGCAGAACCCGACGGGCGAAGAGAACGCGATTATACCGCGCCAGTGGTGGCAGCGCTGGGAAAAGAAGAACATACCTAATCTTGAATACGTCATTCAGAGCTATGACACGGCGTTCAGTAAACGCGAGACGGCTGATTTTAGCGCGATAACAACGTGGGGTGTTTTTCGTCCAGAGGAGATAGGGGGCCCGCCGGGACTCATACTTTTGGACAGTAAGAAGGATCGTTGGGATTTTCCAGAGTTGAAGCAGGTGGCTTTGGATCAATATAAATACTGGGAGCCCGACACAGTAATTGTGGAAGCGAAAGCCTCTGGACTGCCCTTGACCCACGAACTACGGAACATGGGCATACCTGTCGTCAACTTTACCCCGAGTAAGGGAAATGATAAAGTAACGCGAGTACACTCTGTTTCTCCTCTGTTTGAAGCGGGCATGGTTTGGGCCCCCGACACGGTATTTGCGGATGAGATGATTGAAGAGGTCGCGGCGTTTCCAAACGGGGAGCATGACGACTTGGTTGATAGTATGACACAGGCCTTGATGCGTTATCGTCAGGGTAACTTTGTACAGCTTCCAACAGATGACTGGGAAGATGGTGAGACTTCTGTTAAAGTGCGGGCATATTACTAGGGGTTTTCTGTCACATGGCTGAGTCAAAAGACAAAACGCCCACCAGTAAAGTTGATGTAGGGTCAGTGGCCCATACTACAGCAGCGCTGGGAGCGGGTTTTGTACCCGGCGCGGGTATTGCGGATCTTTTTGGCCAAATGCCGGACCCGTTTAACCCCGGTCAGATGTCCCCTTCTTTTTCTGAAAACATAGGAAAAGGCGATTATTTAGGTGCCGGGTTACAGGTGTTAGGCGGCGCGGGAGATGCTTTGTATATGATGGGGGCTACGGCTCCTTTGGGTGCAGCCCTTAAAGGTGCACAAGCTTTAGGAAAGTCTTTACGTGGAAGTAGGACCCTAGAAAAAACAGATTTTTTTGATGCTATGGGGGATCAAGGGGCGCTTTTAGAGTTCCCAGAAATTGGTGAAAACTTAAATAAATATATCTATGACATAGATTTCACGTCACTAAACAAAGCCTTATCTTCGGATGAGTACCTTGATTACGCCGATGTGTTACGAGCTAACTTAGATAGAACATTTCCGGGTGATAAAATACCGGTTTCAAGAACCGAAAACTATTCGGACCCTAAAGCTGGTGTAGAGGGCAGGAGAGAAAAAAGATTTTTTGAAGTTGATAAGGACGATGTTCTTTTCGCTGGTTATGAGGCGGAAGGAGAGTTGATTGTTCGGGGCCCGGAAGGTAGGCCAATGTCAGTTCGTATAGAAGTAGAACCAGAAATAAATAAGGCGGAAGGCGGCGTTGTAGACCTCCCTGTAGACAATAGAATGATAAACCCCGAGATTTTATCTCAAATAGAGCGTATAATGGGCCGATGAGCGCGGAGATGTTTAATGGCTGAGTCAAAAGTTAACACAGGGGCCGCAGACGCTGTTCAAGGGTATTTGGAAGACAGAGAGCAACGCCACTTACGTGGGTTGGCCGACACTGAGTTAACCGTAGATCTTATTGGGTATGGAGACGATTCCGCCTATGGTCTTGCAGAACGTGGCATACAGAGTATTAACGCGAGCACTAGACGCGGCGATTTGTGGGAAAAAATACGAAACGTAGGAGCAGATTTAGGTCCAGATGCGGGTTTATCCGGAGCAGGGGCTATATATAACAAAGATCCCTTCAAACCACACGCCTTTAGCTCAATTGGAAGCCGTGGCGTTGTAGAAGTTGCGCCCGGTGGTATTTTAACAAACCCGTCTATTTCCACCGGCGGAATTAGGCATGAGTTAGCCCATCGTGGCTTTGATGCCTTGCGGCGTTCTATGGAACTTGGGGGATATGAAGTACCCGTACCTATGGATGCGCTATCTAAAGTCCTTGAAAAAGGCGACTCTTCCGATGCAGAGCATTTGTTAATAGAAAGTTTAGATGCTTCTACTAGATTAAAAACAGGAGAAAAGCTTTCTAAAGAAGCACAAAGTGTTGGTCGGTTAGGCTTTGATACAATAGCTCAATATATGAATGATCCCTCGGATGAAAACAGGGATCAAGCCTTACATCGTATTCAACAGGCTTTGTCTAGTCCGAGTAGAAGCAACTTTTTTGATCGCAGCGTGTATAACACCGCTATTCATATGTTAAAAGAAGACGGGGTTTTTAGCAGAAAAACACCCATTGCTAATCAAATTCTTCCATACCAGCTTCTTGATAGCTTGATGCAAGCCTCTATGAATTTTAATACAAAGCCAGATACGGGACGGGAATTACATCCCTTTGAACAATTTGACCAAGGCGGCGTGGTCGGCGAAGGCCCTTACGCCAACGACGTGTTCACGCTAGATGATTTGTTTGGGTTGGCCGACACCGAGTTTGTTGTGGACGTTATCGGCTCTGGCGATGACATGGCCTCAAATCTCGCGCAACGCGGCCTACGGGAAATTCAACTTCGTTCTTCAGAAGGTGGCTTGTCCAGCCTCATTCGTAACTTAGGCGGAGATGCTACTGTCGAAGAGCTCCCGTTGTACATCGCGGGTGTTCCTAGTGCGGGTGTTTATAACCCGAATACTTTTCCGGTCCCTGTTAGGGAGGGATCAAGCAAAACTGCTTATGAAGGCTCGCGGGGCCCGGTAAACATACCTTCGCGCGGTATTATAGTAGGTCAGGATGCGGAAAAAGGGGTGATTAGGCATGAGCTGGAACATGCTGGCATAAAATCAATAACAGATCCTTTAGATGTTGGTATGTCTCCGGTAGAGAGCTCCCCTTTAAGTATTTTGTCTGAAGTGATACGTGAGCGAAGCATTAAGGACCGGAGCCCGTATACGAGTAATCCAGAGCATTTTCTGATTGAATCAATGCAAGCCAGTGAGCATATAAGAAGCGGGGAAAATCTTCCAGAAGAGTATAAGGAAGAGCGCGAGTCGTTTTATCCTATAGGCAGGTATTTAAATAACCCAACTCCTGAAAATAGAGATATTGTGCTTCGTGTTTTAGATGACATCCTAACTATGCCCGCCAAAGATTATAATAAAGCGCCTTACGGGGAACAGGTTATACTCGGGGCGCGTCAGGATATGTTACATTTTCTTCGCATGGATCAGCGGAAACGTGGTGTGCCGGAAGAGTATCTTTTCACGGCGGAGGAAATAACGCCTGAAATGCTTCTCGAGAACTTAGAAAAATCTATTGCGAACTTTAACGCGCCTGTTGAACGAGGGTATTCGACAAAGGTATTTGAAAGCGGTGGAGAAGTAGGAGGTTCTGCGGTCGATTTAGGACAAGGTTCACCCCTTCCATCAGAGCAATTGTCCTTTGGTGTTGGTGATTATGCCATAATGCCAAAGGTTTTTGCTCAAGGGGATCTTGGAAAACAATCTAGAAACCCTTTTGTGGAAACATCAGAAGATGAGGCGTTTGGAAAATTAGGGATTGAGGTTTTAACGCCAGAAGGTCGGCGTTTTGGTATAGGTCGGGAGGCTAATTACCTCGAAGGTAAAATGGATTTTAGTGATGAGGCTCGTTTCTTTGGGGCCCCCGAGAGCCTCAAATACGGCACAGACGGCGTAGAGTATGGTAACATCTCTGGCTATTATGAAAGTCCAGAAGGTTATCGTGTGGAGGGGAGCTATAACCCGGATACCGACGATTACAGGATCTATGGTTCGCGGACCATTAAGTTTGATGAAGGCGGCATCGTCACCGTACCCGTGAGCCGTGATCCGCGGCCCACGGACCAACGCAACGAGGCTTTTGGCGCGAAGTTATTGAAGTTAGCTGGTCTTGCTACGACGCCTCGTCAGCTTGCTAATCGGGTTGATCCGAAGCTTTATGAGCAGTTAGACGTGGTCCTTGGGCGACGGCCCGGGGAGCGTTCGTTTAAGTCACCGGAAGGTGGAATTGTGAGTATGAAGCAATATTGATGGACCGCGGCCCACGGAACTGGTACTCTGGGCTAGAGGAGACTATGTATGGCGCGTGAACCGATTGCTGGAATGGTGGACAGGAATGTTCCATCACAACTTGATCCGGAAGATTTAGCTGCCGAGGTGGAGCTAGAGGTTCCGGGCAGCATGGACAATGTCATAGCTTTTGAAGGTATGGCGGACAATATGGATATTCAGGTGACTCCGGAGGAAGACGGCGGGGTTACTATTGATTTTGACCCGCAGGATCAGCGCGGAGAGTCGGATGATTTCTATGCTAATCTAGCGGAGGAGATGCCTGACCGTGAGTTGAGCCGCATTGCTGGTGAGTTGTTGGCGGAATATGACGCAAATAAGGCAAGTCGGCAGGATTGGGAAGATGCGTATGCCAACGGGCTGGAGTTGCTTGGATTTACTTATGAAGAGCGGACGCAGCCGTTTAGGGGTGCTTCTGGGGTAACACATCCGTTGTTGGCGGAAGCTGCTACGCAATTTCAGGCGCAGGCCTTTAATGAGTTGTTACCTGCTTCGGGGCCCGTGAGAACTGCTGTTATGGGCGCGGAAACGCGGGAAAAGCAGTCGCAGGCGCAGCGCGTGAAGCAGTTTATGAATTACTACATCACGAACGTGATGGAGGACTACACGCCGGATATGGACCAGATGCTGTTTTACCTGCCGTTGGCGGGCAGCACGTTCAAGAAGGTGTACTATGACGAGACCTTGGGCCGTGCGGTAAGTAAGTTTATCCCTGCTGAAAACCTCGTGGTGCCGTATGAAACGTCAGATTTGGATACATGCCCGAACATAACGCAGGTTATACGCATGTCGTTGAACGATTTGCGGAAAAAGCAGGTCGCGGGCTTCTATTTGGACATACCGGTTATCCCTGCACAGGCCGAATTGGACAGTGTAGAGGACGAGATAGACCGGATTGACGGCATTTCCCCCAGTCAGATCGACTACGACTGCACCATACTGGAGTGTCATGTCGATTTGGACTTGGAAGGGTATGAGGATGTAGACGAGGACGGAGAGCCTACAGGTATCAAAATACCATATGTTGTCACAATTAGTCAGGACAACGGGCAAATCCTGTCGATTCGTCGGAATTATCTTGAGGACGACGATTTACAGCGCAAAATTCAGTATTTTGTGCATTACAAGTTCCTTCCGGGCTTCGGTTTTTACGGATTAGGTCTTATTCACACCATTGGCGGGTTGTCACGCACCGCCACGGCGGCACTGAGGCAGTTGATCGACGCTGGTACGTTGTCCAACCTCCCGGCGGGCTTCAAGGCCCGCGGACTACGGATCAGAGACGACGATGATCCGCTTCAGCCCGGTGAGTTCCGTGATGTGGACGCACCCGGAGGGGCTAT